TTCACTTAAAAGTTTATTAATAAACTTGACAAATCTTATAAATAGTGATATAATTTAGTTGATTTATATGGACAAAGTGATTATAGTTATGGGAACAATGAGAGAGAAATGTTTAGTTTTAAAGGTTTTATTACAAGCGATAAGAACACACATTTAGAACATTTAGAAGATGATATAATAAATCGTGGTTCAGATGGTGGTCGAAACGCAGTTAATTTTTTAAAGTCAGTTAGAAATATGCTAGCTGGTTCTTCTAGCGGACGTATTAATATGTCTGTTAAATGGGATGGTGCACCTGCTATCATCTGTGGTATCAATCCAGAAAACGGCAAATTCTTTGTCGGCACAAAATCAGTATTCAACGTAACACCTAAAATCAATTATACACCTTCCGATATAAGAAAAAATCATAGTGGTCCTGTAGCAGATAAACTAAATGTTTGTTTACGAGAATTAAAAAGATTAGGCATAACAGGTATCTATCAAGGTGATTTATTATTTACAAAAGGTGATTTAAAGTCTGCTGTTATTGACGGTGAAAAAATGATTACGTTTACACCAAACACTATTACATATGCAGTACCAATTAACTCATCAATAGGTAAAAGAATATTAAGAGCAAGATTAGGAATTGTATTTCATACTTACTACACAGGTAAAGATATGAAATCATTATCAGCAGGATTTGGAACCGTATCAGGCAAATCAGGTTCGTCTGCTGTATTTTTAGCAAGTGCAGGTTATACAGACACATCTGGTTCATCTACATTTACATCTTCCGAGTTATCATCATTTGACGCATTGATTAGAATGGCAGAAGGTTCTTTATCAAAGGCGGCACCTTTGTTAGATACTATGAAATCAAACGATAGTTTATCAGTAGGGTTTAGATTAAAGGCATTTTTTAATTACTATATAAAAAATAGTAAAGGTACTTCAATGGCAAAAGTAAAAACTTTACAAGAAATGTTTAGAGAATACTACGAACAAATTTTAAGAGCAGAAATAGACGCAAGAAAAACTGAAAGTGGCAAACAGAAATATAAAGAAGCATTGAAAACAAATTTAAAATTTATAGACAGAAATCAAAGTGCTTTGTATTTTGCAATTGCTTCACACGTTAGTTTAGGTAACGCAAAGAATTTTTTAATTCAAAAGTTATCACAAATACAAAGTATAGGACATTTTATTAGAACATCAAGTGGTTATCGTGTAACTAATCCAGAAGGATTTGTTGCAGTAGATAGAAAAGCAGGTGCAGTTAAACTTGTAGATAGATTAGAATTTAGTAGAGCAAACTTTACTATTGCAAAAGATTGGGTTAAAGGATAATGCAGGTTTAATAGATGAAAAAAACTTTAGACGAAATCAGACAATATATAAACGAGGGTGTTTATGATCCTGGTATATTCAAAGCATTTTTTCTTGCAGGTGGTCCTGGTTCAGGTAAAACTTTTGTAACACAATCAGCATTTGCAGGTACAGGATTAAAAGTTGTTAATTCAGATAGATCGTTTGAAAGAGGATTAAAACAAGCAAACTTATCTCTTAAAATGCCAGATGAAGAAGAATACTTTAGAAATATTATAAGACAAAAAGCAAAAACTACTACCGCTTCAGCATTAGATACTTACATCAAAGGTAGATTAGGATTAGTTATAGACGCAACAGGTAGAGATTTACAATTAGTACAAAGTCAAGTTGCCTTATTAAGACATATCGGATATGATTGTTATATGGTATTTGTTAACACAAGTTTAGATGTTGCATTAGAAAGAAATAAAATTAGACCGAGATCAATACCAGAATATATTGTAAAAAACAATTGGCAAGGTGTACAGGCAAACATAGGTTCATTTCAAAGATTGTTTAGTCCTAATAAAATGTTAATTGTAGATAATAATAGAAGTGAAAAAGAATTAGTTACTATGGTATTAAGTCAGGCTTCACGTTTTATAAGAAGTAGATTAAGAACTAAACCAGAAAGTGGTATAGCAATGAGTTGGATTAAAAAAGAATTGGAGTTAAAAAGAAGATGAGATTTAAAGATTATTTAAAAGAATCTATCATTGATATTCCTAGAAGAACTTATGCGCCTGGTGTATTTTCTAATCCAGAATCAAAAGATCCAAAAATCAAACCTGAAATTATAGGTATGATTATGAAACAATTTACAGAATTTAAAAAAGAATATCCTATATTAGATTATTCTTTGATTGGTTCTATACTTACAAAAAGATATAGAGATGACGCAGACTTGGACATTAATGTATTGTTTGATGTACCTGAAGAAAAACAAGAAGAAGAAAGATTACGATTATCTAAAAAGTTTTTATCTGCTTCAAATCCAGACAACATTCAAGGTAAATTAATACCTGGAACTAAACATCCTATTAATTATTATTTCATTACAGATAAGAAAACTTATGACGATCAAAATAAAAAGGCAGACGCAGTATTTGATATAGGTAAAAATAAATTTATCAAACGACCAGATGATTTTGAATTTGATTCTAACTTATACGTAAAAGAATTTGAAAGAAAAGTACAAGAGTTAGATGTAGTCAAAGGTGAATTAAAAAGAGATATAATAGATTATGATGAATTAAAAGATTTAAATCCTAATGACATTCTAAATTTACAAGATAAGATTAATAGTAAGTTAGATGAAATAGAAGATGATATTAGATTGATTACTAAAATAGGTGATAATGTTGATGCTGAAAGAAGAGCTGCGTTTGATAAAGATATGTCGCCAGATGAAATTAGACAATACGGAATTAAAAACAAATTACCTAAAAATGTTATCTACAAAATGTTAGAGAAATATCACTATCTAAAATTTTATAAGAAGTGTAAAAAGATTTTAGATGACGGTAAAGTAACAGATGATGAAATAGATAGTTTAAAAGTAGAGTCAGTTACATTAGATAAAATTAAATTTACAGCAACTAATTGGTTTAAAAGTGCTGTAGATAAGATAAGAAGAATAGCAACGACATCTAAAAGATATGAATACGCTGCTAAAATTTTACAAGATGTTATTGACAGAAAGAAAAAAGAAAGATCATTAGAAGGTTTACCATTAAGACACGACATTGGTTGGTATGCAGCTGCAGTTGCAGATACATTTAAAGATATTGATTCTAAAAAATTACAATCTATGGTACACGAAGAATATATACCAGAAGCAAAATCTGTTGCATTTACTTTTGGTAGATTTAATCCACCTACAACAGGACACGAAAAATTAATTAGTAAAGTTAAATCTGTTCCTGCAAACGATTATAAAATTTATTTAAGTAGAAGTGAAGACCCTAAAAAGAATCCACTATCTGCTAGACAAAAACTAACCTATATGAAAAAGATGTTTCCTCAACACGCTAGAAACATAGAGGTCAATACTTCAAATATGGTATTAGATATTGCTACTAATTTGTATAAAAAAGGTTATAAAGAAATTAGTATGGTTGTTGGTAGTGATAGAGTAAGAGAATTTGAAACAATATTAAAAAAATATAATGATATAAAATCCAGACACGGATATTATAACTTTGATAAGATTAATGTTGTTTCAGCAGGCGAAAGAGATCCAGATGCTGAAGGTGTATCAGGTATGTCAGCAAGTAAGATGAGAGCCGCTGCTGAAAAAGGCGATGTTAAATCTTTTAGTCAAGGATTGCCTAAGGGATTTAGAGATGTACAAAATTTATTTAAAGATGTAAGACGTGGTATGAACTTGGCTGCAAATTACACTTACGTAAGTGATTATAAACCAATTGCAAGTTTACAAGAATTTGAACAACAACAAATTAGAGATTTATATGTTAGAGAAATGATCTTTAATATAGGTGATAAAGTTAATTATATAAAAGAAGATATTGATGGTAAAGTTGTGAGAAGAGGTACAAACTATGTTGTACTAGAAGACAGTAATAACAATTTACACAAAGCGTGGATATGGGATTGTTTACCTGATCCAGCAGATAGAGAGGCACAAGTGAGAGAACATAATTTAGATGTAGATTACGGTTTCAAAGCCGTATCTAAAGAAGATTTAGATAGGTTGCCACAAGACAAAGATGTTCAAAAAGTAAAAGGAACACAACCTAAAAAGTATTACAAAGATATGTCTAAAGATACTAAAACAAAAAGAGCAAAACATTTTACTAGTAGAGATACTACAAAGAACGATAATAGACCAGCACCTGGTGATAAAGACGCAAAAACTAAACCAAGTATTCATACACAGAAATACAAGAAGATGTTTGGTGAATTGAAAAAAGAATTATCAGACGCTTGTTGGACAGGATATAAACAAGTAGGTATGAAGAAAAAAGGTAACAAACAAGTGCCTAATTGTGTGCCAGAGGCATACGATATAGGACACGATTATGCACAACACACACTAAAAGTAACACCAGGACAAGACGGATATGACCCTAATTATCAAGGTGGTTCGTACAAACCGTCTGTAGAAAATACATCTGGTGAACAAGTGGTAACTAGACCAATGACAACAGATATTTCTGTAAAAGATATAAATGATTGGTCAACCTCAAAAGAAACAATAGATAAATATAGAGAGAGATACAAAGAAGAATGGCAGAAAAAACTGTCTGAAGTTGTATCTAAAATGATAAGGAATTTATAATGTTAAGTTTTGCAGATTACAAAGACAAGATTTCTAAATCGGTACATTATCACGTAGAGAATAAGATACCGT